GATTATCAAGACCTTGCTAAATGATTTCGGGTCGTCGTCAATGCTTTTAATTTTATGTTCAAGTCCTGCTAGTAAATAATCAAAATTTGACTCATACTCAAAAGATTTTTTACCTATTAAGGATGCAACCTCTAACATCAATAGTCTCCCTTTAGATTGAACAGTATCGTTTTTTGTATTTGGTCTACAGTCATATCCCCAATGTCTTTTCTGGATAAGGTTGGAAATTTTAAAGTGAACAGCCTGTTAAACATCCGCTGAATTTTAATCTTAGACTCTCGCCCAGCCTGATCGTTGTCTGTCAATATTACTAATCTGGTAACGCCACTTGTCATTATCTTGTTCTTCTGTACTTCAGAAATATCCTTGCCGAATATGCTTACGCAGTTTTTTACTCCAGCCTCGTGCATCCTCCAAACGTCGCCCTGCCCTTCTAATATAAATAGACATGATGTTTCTTGGGCAGGCCCAATAGCTCGATAATAGTTATATAGATAGTCTGTCTTTTTGAAAGTCTTTGTAAAAATAAACTTTGGTTGTATATAAGATTTAACGGCCCTACCGATATATCCCGCAAGAGCATCTTTATCTGAATAGATTGGTATAACGGCCCTACTGGACATTGTAGAATTCTTATCTTCACAATCTTCTACTTCAAAATACTTAAGAGTATCTCTATGAAAACCCCGTGATTCAAAATATGGAGAGTTACCAATTGTCGGCACTTGTCTACAAGTCACTACATTTTGTAACTGTTGGTTTTTTTTAAACACCTTGACGACTCTCGAAAAGTCGTCCTCAACAGGCTCATCAATTTTTTCCGTCTTGTACTTGTCCCCAATCGAATAAAGATCAAGGATGTATCTTAGGGCATCTTTAAACTCTTTGTCTTCGCCGCTTCTCGCAGAAAGCACAGCCTTTACAAAACCGTATATATCCCAATTTTCTTCATGACAACCCCTAGTCCAACACTTCCACTGACACCTCTCCTTAGAGAAGGACACTCCTTTTGGGTTGTCGCTGCCCTCGTGGATTGGGCATTTACAAAAAATAACATCCTCAAACGACTCATACTCTATGTCAAAACTTTCTAACAATTGTTCTAGGTTTTCATAGACCAGAGATCTAATTTTGACGAGATCATGATTCTTCTTCATCAAATGGTAGCTCCGAACCTTCAATTGCTCCTTGGGTTTCCCTGTGTATAATGAATTCATCTCTAGTCCTCAATTCTTCCAGTTTACTATACTCTCCGTACATTTTCATGTTTATATAGTTACCATCCATCAACCCTGCTCCGTGCCTCGCCTTTAATGTCACCATCTTTCTATTTCCAGTCCTTGGACCATCTTCGGCTAATTCTTCTACAGACTTTAGCTTAAAGATACTGAAAGATGTACAAAGCCAAATTAATCGATCCGACCCAGACACAGCATCCGTAGACTCTTTAGTTATACCGTCACGGTTCAATTGAACAAACGCTAGGCACGGGAAGTCGTACTTTACAGCAAGATTATGAAGTGAGGTAATCTGAAAACCAAGAGCTTGATATTCTTGAATATTGTTACTTATGGCTGAGGATGACATAAGCTTTAAGTAATCATAAACGACTAGACACTCATTTGTTTGTCCGTTATCGTCTGTTCCTACTTCCTGTATCATCCACCTCTTAATTGTATTCGTGATTGTTTCAAAGGGCGCTCCCGAGACACTAACGTAGGTATATGGTATCTCTTTTATCTTTTCTGTAGCCTCCTTGATTTTGATAAATTTTTCTTCGTCTTCTAAGGATTGCCCTGTTGATATCTCGTTAATGGGTATACTGGTTAAGTTGGCAATGATCCTATTTAGATGATCCTCTTTAGACATTTCTGTATCAAGCATCAAAACGGGAATACCACGAGCCGCTACGTTCAAGGCCACATTGTCTGCAAAAACAGATTTACCAACGCCTGGTCTAGCAGACACTAAGTCAACACACTTCCTACGTAAACCCCCTCCAATTACTGCATCGTATCTTGGAAACCCTGTGGCAACACCGATTTGGTCGCATTTATTATTAATCAGAAAATCAAGATATTCTTCAATACCATCGCCAAGTTTTTCTGGCTTAGTGTTCGTTTCGTCTTCTCTTAAAAACTCCATTATGGGGTTCTCAATCAACCCAATAATATCATCTATGTTTTCATCCCCTTTTATTTCATCTACGTCTCTACCAATTTTCGCTGCTAGAGATTTAATCTTACGGGCAAACTCGAATTTTTTAATCTGGCCTGCAAAATGTACAACGTTCTCTTTTTTGACAGGAAACTGTATTAGCGAGTTTATATATTCCAGTTCTTGTTTAGTATTTATAGATTCTGAAAGACCCAGTTGACTTGCTGCGGATAATACCGCCGGTACGTCTACTAACACCTCGCTTTGAAGAACTTTTTCTAGACACTTGTATAAAACCTGGTTGTTCTGATGCCCAAAAGTTTTATAATCAATAAGATCGCATATCTCAACATACGACTCTATCCCATAAGCAAAGAGGCCAGCCAATACGGCCCTCTCTGCACCAACATCCATCAACTTCGAATCCATTGTTTTTACCTTCCACCCCCGCAACGGTTACATCTGTGATAAGCTCCGTAGACATTTTTAGGGTCAATCTTAAAGGATTTTCCACACGCATGACACTCAACCTCCTCCATTTTATGCTCTTTGCGTGCTCTTGGTGTTCTTTCGAACATAGGGGTCTCAATATCCTTATGAGCCTCTCCTTCGTCTGTCCATTTGTTTTTCTTCGCTTTCACTGGTTGCCTACCTTCTTGTTTTGGGTTTCTATTAACTGTAAAATCTTCATTAACTTTTCCCAGTACAATCCCCCTGGTTGTTTGTTCTTTTTCTTCATTTTGTTCTCCTGAAGTTACTTTTTGTTGATTACCAACTACTTGTTCTACTAGGTTTTGCTTTTGTTCCTCTGTTAGATTTGCTAGTATACTTTTAATCAGCTCGTCGTTTGTGGAATCTGTCATATTCTTTTTCCTTTTTCTATTAGGCAGTCCGCTTTTCTTCTGACTATCTGCTCCTTGTTTTTTAACGAAGAAACCCTAGCCTCTGCTACACTGTTCCATTCGTGTATCTTTTTTGCTACCATATTTTCTCGGATAACAGTAGCCTCTTTCATTTCGTGTTTTGTGTACTGCGAGAAGTTTTCAGACTCCTGAGAGATTATAGTCATTAAAGAAGCCTTACACCAGTTAATTACTGTCTCTTGCTTGCTTTTTTCTTGATTTATATGGTCAGCGTATTGATAAAGTAGATATGCGTAGTTAAAACAATCATCTCTTGTTAATTTTCCCATATCCGAAAGAGACATATCTTCTGGTAGCCTGAATTCATCCTTAAACTCTGGAGGGCCAAGATTTTTTGCCTCGATATATCTATCAATTCCGTCTAGAAAACCTTCAAGCCTCTCTTGCACAGTCAATTTGTTTTCTCCAGTCTTCATCTGTATCTAGGTAACTGAACTCTACAAGTGTTACTTCGTTTATTTCACACCACTCTTTTTTAATTGCGTCTCTTCTTTTATGTCCGTAGAACCCGGCCTTAGTCTTATGAAAAAAGGAACAGAACTCATAGTGCTGCTTTCCGTGGACCTCAACCCCTATCATAACACTTGGAATCAGAAAGTCAAGGAATAAAGCAGATTTTTTGCTAGGATTCCTAGAGCCTGGCAGCTTTACTTCTTCTAGAACGCTGTATCCTTTAAACATCTCACGTAATATATCGCGTGTTCGCAGGTGATAACTTGACCTTTTTCTGGAGTCATCGTTTCTCACGATGTATTTTTTTAGATCAATCCTATATTCTCTACCGTTTACCCCTCGTACTTTCATATGATTTCTTTTATCTGGTCGTGAATGAACTTTGTGACTGGTTCGTTTTCGATCAAGAAATCTGTCAGCTTCTGGATACCCTGAAACTTGAAAAACTTACTGACCGCCTCTAGGTCGTTAAAATCAACATCGTTAGCTTTTAACAACTTCTTTATCACAGGGTCTGTTCTGTTGTCGATAGCTACTGATATTTCATACCAAGCTCCTGCCCTTTTGACCATACTAAACTCATTTGCTAGCTGGGCGATCTCTTGGGCTTCGTCGATGCCTACGCCGTATCTGATCCAACCTTCTGCTGTTGAGTTTGGTGTACCGCCAGCAGCGGATGTTAGAATCCTCCAGTTGGCAATCTGGCCGACATGCGGACCAGAGTCGTCTCCAGACTGTAACCACTTACCCCTATGTGTGATTATCATTTTCGTACCAGCTTGATATTGCACCATGTTTCCAGAGTCCTCCATCTTGGCTGGTGCCCAACGACTGCCTCCGGTGTTTGATATGTTATGTAGTATGAATATCAAAATAGCTTTCGTTCTTGATACGTCTCCAGATATTCTTTTAAGAAACATCGACATTAGTCTAGGCAGGCTATTTCTAACCCCCGTCCTAATCTCGCCCTCTAGTTCTTCTTGTGGGACCATACTTGATACGGAGTCTACAATCGCCACCAAGTCTGGTGTGTTCTTTACGTAGGTCTCTAATGAGTTAAGGTATATCTCTGCTGACACTAGCGGCATCTCGTCGGTAGCTTGGACGATCTTGATTTTCTTTGGGTCAAACCCTTTGATCCCCGTAAAGTTCTCTTTCGTCATTCTACCTTCGGTATTAAAGTAGATGATG